AGACACCAAGACTTTGTGCAACTTCATCTGGTGTATAACCTCTTGTTAAGCGCAACTTAGCCGTTGCGAGTTTCGCAGGAGGAATTCCTTTAGGAGCTCTTGGTGTTGCGCGCTGTTTAATCTTATCAATGTCACAATTCTTAAGGATCTCTTCAAGTTTGTTTGAAGATACTGCACCTGCCTGAATTGCTTCCCACTGACGATCGGTAGGATCAATAAGATTCTTTTTAGCACCAACTCTATATCTTGCTTCATCAAGACACTGTGCCTGCACCTTTTTTATCTTATCTTTATCATATGATAATTCAGGATTATCTTCTTTTTTCATCTGGAACAATTTATTTGCAAGCATTTGTGCTTTACGTTCAAGCGGAGCATTCATTTTTGCAACCGCAAGAGCGGTATCCAATTCTTTTATTTCTTTAGCATATGTTTCTTTGGCAGAAGGATTTTGTTTTTCTGGACGAATATGATATGATTCGAGGCGGGCCTTATTTGCAAGCTCTTTCATTTCATTTGCATATTCTCCATATACAGATTCCATTTTTGTCCCTGAAGATAACTCCATTGCATCTTTTACTTCATACATTTTTTGAGATTTAATCATCTTCGGAACTTTTTCCCAGATAACCTTGCCGTTCTCATCCAATACAGGTTCTTTTAGTTTCTGTTTTGTCTTTGGATCAATAACCGGCTTGCCAGTATCCGGATCAATAACATCTTTCAATACACGGCGTCCTGTTAATTTACCGGTCTCTGTCCAAAGTTTTTCTCCTGTTTTTGGATCAATATAAAAAACCCGGGACTTTCCAGTCACCGGATCAATTCTTGATTCTCCAGCTTTTCTATGTGGAACATCCTTTTCGCTGGAGGCCTGAGAAATAAGTGTTGATGCTCCGCCTTGAGATCGGTTCTGATATTTAATATACAGCTGCCGAATATTATTATCCTCTGCAGATTGCCGCCAGTCAAGGTCATGCTTCTCTGCATCAATAACAACCATGGAATGTTTAACAGCTCTTGCAAGTTCTGGTGGTGTCGCACCTTTCAGTGTCATATCGGTAATAAGATTTGATACAAGACCCATCTGCATACCTTTTTCATGTGGCGTCATTTGCTGATATGGAGAATCCGCAGGACGTTTATAACGCGCATGCATTTCCTCATTAAATCCATCCAACTGAGATAACGGATTTGCTGTCTTCACATAATGTTTATCATTTGGAATAACCAAAACCGTATCCCCATCAAAATCCGCACCGGATAACTGCTGGGCGACTTTAGGATTTATGCCGACGGCATCCCGTTTAATGGTTGGATCTACATCACCAATAACCCGTTTGCCTTCTTCAAAACGATTATTTACAGTAAGTTCAGGTATTTCAAACCGTCCTGTATGAGGGAATCGAACAAGACATACGCGTTCTCCGTCTCTGAAATTTGGTGCATAAATTTCATCTTCCTTCAAATTAGGAAATGGAATAATAAGCTGCATCGCCTGTCTTGGAAGTGCAGCAGCTTTTAAATGAACAGCAGCCGAGTCACAATTATCTGCAAAACTGTCAAGCAGATTTTTTCTGACAACCGGATTATCGATTGTCTTAATTTCTTCAAACTCGTCATTGCGCATACGTGCATCCAAAGATAACTGACGTTTCGCAAGTGCTAAAGTCTGCTTCGCTAAAAATTGGCTGGACAAATTTCGGTTCCATTCATCCCATGTGCCCTGCTCATTAACAATATTCAGAGCTGACAAATGCTCCTTTCCATCTTTGCCAATATAGTGCGTCTGGAAATAACGAAGCGGATGTCTGCTTTCTCCCTGATCATCCTGATTTATACTTGCACCAAAAGGATTATTTGTAATCGGATCAAACTTCATTGGCTTTAACACAGACTCACTGCCTTTAGGTCCAAGCATCGGTGTTCCGTCAGGCTTGCTTGTATTCACCCGAATATCAATTCCTTCAGGAAGATCATCGGAATATACAGCTACACCTTTTATGAAATGTGTTCCGTCAACAGCGATACGAACCTGCGCATAAGAATTGCGTCCAAGATTTAAATCCTCAACACCTCTGCGCAATTCAATAAGTCCGTCTTTCGCATCTCCACCATCTTTAGGATATGCAATCATTACTCGCTTTGAACTGACGGATACAGGAGTCTTAAGCTTATGAGGATTGTCATATTCTCCATGCTCATAATGAAATCCGGGGAAATCAATCTCAGCATTTCTTCTGGCGCGTTCTACTTCTCCCCAGGAAACATCCTTCGGAACAAGTATCTTCATCTTGGTTATCTTACCGGTTCCCATCTGCGGCTGATCATGATACTGCAAAGAATATCCTTCCTGCTCGCAAAGGGCAACCGCATGCCGAAGTTTGTCAGCAGAAATACCCATCTGACTTTCGCATCCATGACCAACATCAATATACTTTTGTTCCTTTATAGCGGCTTTCAGTGTTTCCGCAACATTCCGTGTGGAGTTTTCTTTAACGGTTTCAACATTTTTAAGCACCTTCCGGACAGTAGATTCGGGGACACCTAACTGCCTTCCGATTGCTACCTTGGAATATCCTTTGTCACGAAGCTTGAATATCGCGGCGTCTCTTGCCCTGGTTATGTTTTCGCTGGCAATATCTACTCTTGCGCGGAGCTGTGAAGTGTTCATGTTCATGCTCTTGGCAATTTCTTTCTGACCCCATCCTTTTTTTCTGAGGCTGTCGACATGCGCCTTAAAATCCATGTCTCCCTGGTACGGATTTTCTCCAGATCCCCATGGATATCTTCCTGAATGGCGAGGGGTTCCATAATGGTATAACTCATCATCCGTTTTTTCCTCAAGAACCTTTTGAATTTTCTCAAGAGACTCCTGAGAAATCTGATCCCCAGAAATAAGAATCAGTCTTTCTGGGTTCGCCTGGTTTTCCATAGGTCATTCCTCCCGTTTCAATTTTTCAATTCGCTCGTCGAAACGAACGATTGTTTTCATAATCTTATCAATATCCTTACTGTCCGGTATGCAAATCTCTATTTCATTGTTCTGATAAATACGTAATTCCATACCGATCTCGGCAGGTTTCATATGATACTCCAGGCAAAATAAAGCTGCGTAAATCTGCAATTGCTCCATATGTGCAGGCGTTGTACCTGTCTTTAAATCATGAATCCTTAAAAAAGATTTCTCTTCATCAAAGCCAATAGCGTCCGCTGTTCCGAAGCAATTGGCAGAAAAATATAGCGGTTGTTCTGGGGTTAACCCGAAATGCAAAGCGTCATTCACATACATGTTTAACGTTTCGCGATTTCGGGGTTGTTCTCTTTTTAACTTAATACATTGGCATGCAAAATCATGTAATAAAGTTCCTCGTTGAACAGCAAGATTGTTTAAATATGACTGAACAAGCTTGTCTTCATCGTAATTAATCCAATGATACTTACTTGCTCCCAGAAATGCGTGTTGACCTACTAAATCCAAATGCTGAATAAAGTTCATGCAGCACCTCTTCCTTGTTCTCTGGACTGATGAACCTTGAAAATGACATGTTATTCAATTTGTCTACATAGTATTCCTGATTGTTTTGTTTCTCTGCTTCAGAATTTCTTTTGCATTCCAAAGCAGCCCATTTTTGTTTGTACAAAATCAGAAGATCGGGGAAACCCTGAGGAACGTTTGAACCATCATTCTTCAGAATAAAGCAATCTGTGAGCTTTCCCTGTATTTCTTTAATCAGGGATGACTGGAAACGGTTCTCGCGTTGCATCAGGGTTAATCCTCCTTTCTTCCAAATTCAGAAATACCATGTGCTCAGTACTCTGAACTGAGGCAAAAATAAAAGGCTCGAACGTCATAAACTAAGACATTCTATCCTCTCCTCTATTATAAGCCTTGTTTTTTGTGCGATTTTGGAAATCAGCTCTTTTTGAAGCTTCCTGCTCAAGATAGTCCAGATTATACAGATCCTCGTCCTTTGCAATATCCGGTTCACCTGTTGCACTGGATATTTTCGCGTATTTCTTTTTGGAAGTGCATTTGCATGGACCACCGGAAATAAGCCAGCATGCCTCTTTGCTGCATTTATGATTCTTCTCCGGATCACAAATATAGAACTTCCTCTTTTTAAGTTTTCTGAGCTTAAAAGCCTGCAAAATCTTTTTCATTAAAATTCTTCTTTCTGCTCAGGGCCCTTGCAATAGCCATGTCAATTTTCGAACGGCTGGACAGATGCCAATAATATAAATCCATAAACGGCGTATTAATCCTGTCAATACGGCCAGCCGCCTGTGTCATCAGTTTATAACTATAGTTCTGTGAATAGAAAATGATTGTGTCTGTTGTTATACAGTTCCATCCTTCCGCTCCTGCATTGTACTGCACTAAATATGCCCATCTTGCGCCATGCGGAAGTTCATCATGTTTATGCCCGTTCCATTCGGAAATGGGGCATGGGAGTTTTCGCAGAATTTCCAATTCATAATCAAAATTGTAAAAAATGATCACTTTGGGGTTTGATTCCATCAGTAAGCATATCTGCTCAAACCGGCTTGGATCCTCATTGGTTATTTTTCTGAGAACGCGGCAAAGATCGCCCGCGTCTTTGATAGGTTCATTGGAATATGGGTTCCAGCGTTTCCGAATAACCAGATTGCTCTTCTCCACATCATACGGCAAATATATGGTTTCATGATGCGGATGTGTCTCCTTTTGTTTAATCATGTGCACAAGAATCTGGCTTCGCTGACGAATAAGCATTCCTTCATTATAATACTTCTGAATCTGAGGATATTTACTCCAGCGCTTCCACACGACATGCTGGTCCGTAAAATCTTTCCTGCTTCTGTAAAATCCGTTGGCAATAAATACCGGGCAATACTCAATCCATGTATCACCCGGCGTTGCAGTAAGTAAAATCCATCGATTCAGTTTTGTAATCTTAAGAAATGACCGAACCCACTTTCCGGAACCAACAACACGCTGTTCATCAAAAATAAAGAATGCATTCTGAACATTCGTGTACTTACCAATATTGTTCCAGCTGTCCACCTTAAGGTGAATCCCAAGTCCCTTGCCATCCGCAAAAATACAGAACCGTGAAGCTTCTTTCTCCCAATCTCCATCATCACGTTTCTTGGCTGTTGTGATAATATAAAGATCAGTTTTCCGAAACCCACGGTTCTTTAAATTATCCTCTATCAGAAGAGAGCCCCCGCACTCCTTTTGAATAAAATATGCGAGGGCCGTAATACTTTTACCTATTCCGACAGCGGCACATAATATACTTCCGCTGCGCAACCGGTTTACAGCATCCTTCTGATAGTCGTATAAATTTACTTTCATTCACCGATCATATTGTAATCAGCGTATTTTCCTCCGAATGGATCCACGGGCGCAGCCATAACATACATCGTCTTCAAATATCCTTTCTTTGCATTGGGATTCGCAAGACTGCGTCCATGCGTATAAGGATGAATACTCACATCAATATTCGTGAGTTCACTTTCATCAAGGCGATACCACTGATCAGCAGGCATCAGCCCCATTGATTTTTCTCCGTTGAATTCGCTTACTTTATAAATCTTCGGAGGATATTCGCTGTTCTCATTCACAACGATCTCTGTATAAATAAGCGCATGATCAAACTCCGACTGAAGTCCGGTTACGTAATCGTCCCAGCTGACCGTTCTTGTCTGTTCGCCTTCGGCAAGCTGGTCTCTTACTTCCTTTACTTTAACGTTCCATCCCATATTGCTAAGTTTCTCGCCATATTCTTTGTTCAGCGCAAGACTGAACGTCCGCTTTCCACCGGCGGGATTAACCCTCGTAGGATTTCCGGAAAAATTCTTGTAGATCATCGCTGCGTTCTCTACGTTAAGGTTGCCGTTCATCAGCAGTTCATATTTACTGTTGTTAGCCGCGTGCATAATGGTATCGATGTAATTCATAATATTTTCTCCTTCGTATTTTCTAAAATTTGGTTTGTAATGTTGTAACCCTGTTTACAAAAATAACTTCCATTATCATTTGAGAAATCAGGGCAATCAGAACACCATGCATACTTTTCTGTTTTGCACGGAAGTAACCATGGATCAAGATTATAATCAATAATCCTTTCATCCGGTTTAATAAATGCTTCGTCACCTTTTACAAATAATTCAAAGTCACAGTACTTACTGATCGTTTCAATTGCCACATCAACCAGTCCTCTGAAATATCGTATGTCGATATACTTTCGCCATTCATCAAGCTTTTGTATATCTTCGCTCTCGAGCCAACGATATCCCTTCGCTCCGGTAGCATAGCCAAAAGTTCCGTCCGTATCTTTCCGCATCAGTAATCCGCCACCAAATCCTGGGCGGATCGGCATAAATTCACCGGCTTTGCCGACAAATCTGTAATTATGGCCTTTCGCAATCAGTTCATCCAGCACGGAAATATCCTTCGGAATATCATCATACTCAACCTTTGCCTGTTCATACTGCGGATCATCGGGATTCTCCAGAACCTTTTTCAGCTTCTTTATTCTTGTAACTAATTTTGCTTTTTCCTTTTCATACCCTGATACATCCGGAAGATTCTCATTAATATCAAGGTACAAAGATGTCTTTACTGTCTTGGTTTCACAAAAATCCCAGAAGTCAAGCGGTTCATGACTGAATAACCGTTTGAACACATACGGATGCGCGAACTGTGCGCCTGTCGCTGTCCACCTCGTCGGTTCACAATATACAGTTTCTGTCTTCTCCGCTTTCTTCTTTGCTTTTGCGCATTCCTTCAGCCAGCTCGGATCATCCTTCGCACGGTAAGCAATATAAACCGCGTGATTTACCAGACAAATACGCTCATACTTACTTTCCACTTCAAAATTATAACCGTACTGTTCACCGAATTTAACCACAAAATCCTGAAGTTCTTTGTCCGGATCAACCAGTTTAATGGAGTCTGTCTTAATATGGATCACATGTCCGCCTCTGGCCTGAACTTCACGCCGAAGCTTCTCCATAAATAACGCTCCGCGTTTTGCCACCCAGTTGTCGACATTTCTCGGATCCTTAAACCGATTCTGAAAATGCGCCGCTGTCATGCCATACACAGAATTCAAAGCAATCTTTAACGCATGGCTCAATGCGTCCGCGTCATCCTCGTTGTCCAAATATGGCGCGAGCTTTCCGCCAAACATTTTCCTTGCTTTATCATAGTCACCATGCTTGATTGCGATGCGTGCTTCATAAAGTTCATCATAATTTTTCGTAAATCTTCCGAAACCCATTTTCTTCCGAAGTGTGGAAGGATGCATTCCGGAAACGTCGTAAGTAATGACTTTGTAATATTCGCCTTCTTCAGCATATACACGTCCGCCTTCACCAATCTGAACATCTCCGTAATAACTTTTTCCATTCTTAAACTCATATTCCGGAAATTCTTCTTTCAGATTCGGATAATTGAACTCATGCCACGGTTCCTTGACATCTCCAAATATCAGCTGAGCGGTAAGGTTGTTCGTGGAATCATTTACGGTCATTCCTGTCAGCGCTGCCAGAATCTTTCGGGCCTTGAAATCAGCCTGCCATTCTTTGCTTAAGAAATATGCTTCTGTA